TTGGCACACACTTTCCGGATGTGACAGGAGCTGTTGAGGAGATGAATAGTGAACGGTAAAAAAGCTAAGTTGTTGAGAAAGTACGGAAGGGTTGAAAAGAAGGCTAAAAAGGTGTATAATGGTCTTTCACACATCGAGCGTGGTATTCTCAAGGATGTGGTAAAATTCAATATAGAGAGAAAGAAAACCATATGAATGTATTTTATCTTCATCGTGATCCTAATATCTGTGCCCAGATGCATTGTGACAAACATGTTGTGAAAATGTGTATTGAGTATGCCCAGTTAATGAGCACCGCACATAGGGTAATTGATGGTGATTTGTGGTATGGTCGAACTACTAATGGCAGAAAGATCGCAAGATACTTTCATCCTGACTCTATAATGAATCAATCGTTGTACAAAGCGTCCCATATCAATCATCCATCTAATGTGTGGCTTCGTGAGAATGCGGAAAACTACACTTGGCTGTATGATATGTGGACGGCTCTTTGCGGAGAGTATAAATATCGCTATGGTAAGACACACGAATCGTTTCGGAAGTTAGAGTATTATTTGGTTATCCCTCCAATGAAAATTTCATTAGAGCGTTTTACAGAACCTACTCCTGCTATGGGTGCATTTCCGCAATGCATTGTTGAGGATGATTCTATGACTTCTTACAGAAATTATTATTGGGAAGCGAAATACGACATTTCAAAATGGACCAAACGCGACAAGCCGGAGTGGTGGAATGAACGGGAAAGGATCAAAGCAGAGACCTCGTGCGGTCTCTGATACAGATTACGAGAATAATTGGGATAGGATTTTTGGTATGAAAGACAAAGAAAAAATTACACAGTCTAGGCACTGGTCTGATAATGGTAAGAAAGAAGCTGTTGTCATCTTTAAAGATCCTGGCTTTGAGATTGAACTGTATGAACAGTCTCGGTATATCAGAACGGTGGAATGTCATGACAAGTCACTGAGTTATGCCGAAGATGTGGCTGAGAACTTTTGTTTGGGAATACTATTATGAAGGTTGTAGTAGCTGGCTATGGTCCTGTTGGGCAAGCAGTTGTGAGTGCGCTAGAGAATCATCCTGGTGATATTGATATTTTTGTTGATGATCCACAAAAGGGCTTTAATTTCGAACCCCATTCTAATCTAACACCAGTTGATGCTGTTGTTATTAGCGTTGCGACACCCGCCTTGCCCGATGGTCGATGTGATACGTCTAATGTTGCCGCAGTGCTAGACAAGTACTATGCGTTAAATTCAGACACCAAGTTTCTAATCAAGTCAGCAGTTGATCCTTTGTGGTTGAGTGGTATTCACGAGACTGCTAATTCGCTTCTTGATAGGCATTTCAATTTGACATACTGCCCTGAGTTTCTGGGTGGCTCTAATATGCATCGTGATACCACAGCGGAGTTCATGGGGCAGAAATTCGCAATCTATGGCGGTGACGCATGTAGATTCTGGGACGAACTGTTCAGACCTGTTCTGCCCGAGTTAAAAGATGTGCGATATACTACGCTTGAACAAGCGGCCTTTTCTAAGTATGTTGAGAACTGTTTTCTAGCAACTAAGGTAACATTCTTTAATGAAATGTACGAGATCTTTAATAATTGTGGATTTGAAGGATTTGACGGAATGGTTGAAGCCATCACATTGGATCCTAGAATCGGATGGTCGCACACTCAAGTACCAGGTCCTGACGGTAAGTTTGGATATGGCGGGCATTGTTTTCCAAAAGATATGGCTGCATTAAGAACAATCGCAGCGGACGTAGGGCAAGGTTCAGATCTTCTTGATGTTGTCGTTGAGCTAAATGAGAAACACCGCTATTCCTAATGAAAAAAGTTATACACTACCATCAGCTAGATCATCCTGATAGAGAACGTTTACTGAGTCAGATCGACAAGTATAAGAGTAAAGATCAAGGGTTGACTTCTGTTATATTAACAGCCGCGGATTGTAATGTGTATCAACCCTACTATCGAGGTTCAAAATTTGAGCATTACGAAGATTTTGAAAGACTTAGGAAAGATCTAGTACCGTGGGTTCGAAACTTATTAAAAGACAATAGGTATTGGATACCAAAATCTTGTTGGGCTTTAGATTATGAGAACGGCGAAGGAGCTTGGACACATACTCATCATAACACTGATTATTCATTGATTTGGTACTTGCGCGCCGACGAAGGATGTGCTACAATAGAGTTCTTCGATCCAGATGTATCAGTACAGCCTACAGAAGGAATGGCATTATTATTTTTAGGCAGCCATAAACACGGTGTGTTACCTAATATTGATATTAATGCGCGAAGAACATGTTTGGTATTTGATCTTATAAAGATCGAAGATGCGCCCAGAAAGCCACAAAAACGTGGTTTTTACGATGTAGACGAGGAGTTTTTATAGTGGCTAAGATAGCAAAAAGATTCACCCCCAAGAAAAAGAAGACGCTTACTCCCGAACCTAACTGGGATAAGCTAGCCAAAGCCAAGACCGAAGACGATAAGTATGCTGCTTGGCTTGATTGCGAGGACTTCTGCCGGTATGAGTTAACCGACCGTGAAATAATTCATGCCATGCGGCGATGGATTGAACTTGAGTCTGGTTGGAATCTAGCCGAAGAGTCTAGACTGATACCAGAAACGTATATCACTTCGTTTGCTCGCAACGGTTGGAAAGCACGAAAGCTGGGCTACATTCCCGCCAAGGTAAAAGCTAATCTAGACAAGTACTGTAAGCCTGTAGTACTAAGAGCCCAGGAACTGAAAGCCGCTTTATCTCCAGACACCGTTAACTTTGATCACTTAGAAGCTGATGACCCATGGCATCCTACGAAGGTAAAAGCTTGGATAAAAAAATGGTCTGACTATGAGAAAAGTCTTGATCCCGAATCCAAAGATCCTAAGATCCGTATGGAGTTTCAAACTGCTCATACGTATGTAAAGAATATGAACACCTACTTACGTTCAAGTGTTTGGCTTGATTCACATTGGGGTGAAAATAGGGAGCATCGTGTCTTGCAGGTGTGTAAAGCAATGGCTTATGAAGCTGACGGAATGCCCAAACGATCCGTTGGTACTTACTACCCAGACATGGGTGCAATTTGGACTAAGGAGATGCAACAAGATGCAATTAGGTGAACTAATGCTTTCAAAACAGAAATTCACTCGCATGATCGAAGACTGTGTACGCACGAAACGATTAACATATATTGACGCTGTTGTGGATATATGTGAAAAGAACAAATTAGAAATTGAGGATATAAAGAAATATATTTCTGATCCTGTCAAAGAAAAAATAGAAGCCGAAGCTAGGCGTCTAAACTTTTTACCTCGTGGTAATGAATTGCCTCTTGGTTAAAAACCTCTTGACACCAGAGGTTAAATGGTGTACTATATACACTTACATTATGAATAAAGTGGATAATCTGAAAATTAAAATACACTGTAATACTAAGGAAATACAATATGTCGTTTGAAAATCTAAAACGTTCCAAAGGGAACTCCATTGCTAAACTCGTATCCGCTGCTGGCGGTGAGTCTGGTCCTACCGAAAAGAAATCCTATGTAGATGAGCGCATCTGGAAACCTACTGTTGATAAAGCAGGCAATGGTTATGCAGTACTGCGGTTTCTACCTGCTGCTGAAGGTAATGATTTGCCTTGGGTACGCTACTGGGATCATGGCTTTAAAGGTCCTACGGGGCAATGGTACATCGAGAAGTCTTTGACTTCAATCGGGCAACAAGATCCAGTCTCAGAGTCTAACTCTAAGCTCTGGAACTCTGGTGATGATCGTGATAAGGATATCGCTCGTGAACGTAAGCGTAGGTTACACTATGTCTCCAACGTCTTGGTAGAGAGCGATCCAAGCAATCCTGCTAATGAAGGGCAAGTGTTCTTGTTCGTCTATGGTAAGAAAATCTTTGATAAGATCATGGATGTAATGCAACCACAATTTCAGGATGAAGATCCTGTCAACCCATTTGATTTCTGGGAAGGTGCTTCTTTTAAACTGAAGATCCGAAATGTGGAAGGCTATCGCAACTATGATAAGTCAGAGTTTGCTTCACCAGCCGCGTTGTCTGAGTCTGATGCTGAATTAGAAGAGATCTATGATCGCATCTATGATATCTCTGAGTTTAGTGATCCAGCAAGCTACAAGACTTATGATGAGTTGTCTGCACGATTAGCTCTGGTACTCGGGCAAGTAGCCTCACCGCAACGTGCTGACTTGGCGTTTGCATCTGAACCTGCACCAATGAAAGCAGCACCTGCACCTGTAGTTGCGGCCTCTGCTGATGCAGAAGAAGATGACACCATGTCATACTTTGCTAAACTAGCTGCTGAGGAGTAAAGCGTTATAGCCCTATAGTTTAGATGGCCTAGAACGCTCCGTTCTCAACGGGGAAACTCCGGTTCGAATCCGGCTAGGGCTGCCATACAAGGGAGATCAGAAATGGTCTCCCTTTTTTTATGCTGCGGAATAAGCGTCTGCTCTAGATCCATTAGACACGGTGGGTCTAAGACTTCCACTGCCACTAGAGTAAGACGTTTGCGATGTCTGTTGTACTTTCTTATATGAGTTGTCGGGTGCGTTGATGATAGTGGTGGTGGTCATTTCACGACTAGCTATTGTAGCATCACCAATTCTCTCTCCTCTATCTACGTTAGTACCAGAACCATTATTTTTTAAGTCTTGGTTTCCAATAATGGTTTGAGATCCTTTAGCTGCTTCAACCATTCTTTCTACACCTTCACCACTGAGTGCTGCTGTGCCTTCACCTATTGTTTTAAATGCACCGCCAAGCTGCTTGAGAGGAACACTCTTCAATCCCCTTCCAAAATCCATTTCCGGTGTTGCACCAAACCATTCGTCGCCTTCTGGTTGAATACCACCTCGCCACATTTTAGTAAACAAAGGTATTGCATATGCTGAAGCTTTTGCAATCTCGTCTATATTGTCGATAAGATTGTCCATATCAGTCTCAGCTAGATCTCTTACACCAGCACCCATATCAGCAATAGCCGCACTAGCCACAGAGAAGTCGCCCAAGTTGCTATAGTCTACTCCCATAAGAGTGTTCAAAGCATCTGCTGTTTGCTCGAATACGTTCGGTCCTTCGTTATCACCAAAGAAACTACCTATTGCATCACTGACAGCACTTAAACCCTTCGCACCAAGCAACACCGCAATACCAGCGCCGACTGATGCTGCTGCAGGTAAGAAGTCTAACAGATTACCAAAGCCCTCAATGCTTGCTATAGCCTGCATTCCTTCGGCTGTATTAACTAATATATCTCGTAGCCCAGATCCATCTGCGCCTAATGCTCCTAGTAAACCGGTGGCTCCTATTACAGCCGTAAAGAATCCTGCTAACCCAGCGCCCAGCATTGGCAACCCCACCAAAGCAGCCGAACCAAATGCACTACCAAATGCGATAAGAGCGCCGAATGCTGCTAGTGATTGCCCACTAAACGCTCCCAGGCCTTCTCCTAGATTGATCATCATCGATTTTACCGAAGAACCATCGGCTCCCAGCAAAGACATACCTTTGTCGCCTAGTGCTATACCAGCAAAGAATGCACCTAGCCCAGCACCGAAGAATCCCATTTTCAGAGCCCCTTTCATACTGCCAAACTTCGCTCCAATTGCAGCGGCTACACCCATCTTAAGAAGACCTTCAGTAGGTGTCTCTGCGAATGCTTCACCAAGAGTGATCATATTCTTCTTGGTAGTCTGCATATCGGCGCCAA